TGTTATAATGATCTACTTACATTCGTGGTCTTCCGTAATGATTGCAGTCAGGCATGGTTCATGGATGGTGACACTGTATTGAATGCAGAGGTCAAAGAAGCATCCAACCGTAACATAAGAAAGGGCGAACAATTCTTTCACATTCCAATGTCAGATGCATACCTAGTGGATATGAGCAATGAAAGCAGTAGTAGACATAGAGACTGATAGTCTTAACGCAAAAGAAATACATTGTATAGTAGCGAAGAAGTACG